GGGGGGAATTGACGAGAACTTTGCGAATATGGGGTTGCGGGGACTCACGATGGTCAGGTGCGACCCCGCGCGAGGGCCGAATTCACGAGAACTTTGCGAAAAACCTACGCCCATCTTTTCCGTTCGTTTTGCGAAAAAGAACACCTCGCCGGTCCCCAAACACCTATCCTGACGACGTGAAGAGCCGGTTCGGCGGGCGCAGAGGGAAGTCCTTTGTTACCTCATGGCGCGGCCTCCTCTGACGGCAGAGTGCGTGAAAGCTCGGCGACCAGGGCGACGGCCGCAGGCCGGAGCCAGGAAGAGAAATCCGCGGTAAGACGGTCGCGCGCGGACTGGGCCGCGTCCGCGACGGCCTGATCCGGCGGGACCTGTGTGAGGGCGCCGGAGAGTAGCTGCTGGAGGAAGGCGGCCTTGATCTCGGACGTATGGCGGCGGGCCAACAGGTCGGCCTGGGCCTTGATGTGATTGCGCTCGTCGGCGGAGGCGGCAGGGACGGCGCCACCGGCGACCTCGGCGGCGGCCTGACGGCCGGCGTCGGCCAGGGCGGTGAGGTAGTCGCGCAGGGCGGCGGCGTAGCGCTCCTGGCCCGGCAGCTCGAGGGCCTGGAGGGCGGCATAGAGCCGCGCCCGGGAGAAAGGCTTGTCCACCTTGCGCAAGGCCGTGGCCGCGGCTGTCTGGAGCTTGGTGATCATGTCGCCGAGGAGCTTGCCGGCCGTGCGCTGGAAGGTGTCGTTAGTGCGCTCGAAAAGCTCGCCGATGGCAGCGGTGCGGGCGTCAGCAAAGTCCAGCGGCGGATGACTACAGGTGCGGGCGCCAGCGAAGGTACGGGGCGCAGTATGAGCCTGCTTCCCCGGTGTCGGATCCTGGTTGGCCTCCTGGTCGTCGGGATCGCGCTCGGGCGGCTGGTCGTCATCATCGGCCGGGTCGGGCGCGGGCGGCGGCACGGGGCGCTCCGGCAGCTCGGGCAGGTCGAGGAGCTGCCGGACGCGGTTCTCCGTCTCCAGGTCCGGCGTGAGCAAGGTCCCGGCCACCAGGTGAGCGAGGGCCTCGAGGACGGGCTCGAGGCGCAGCACGGTGCGGATGTGGCTGTGGCGGAGCTTGGGGTAGACCTGCAAGCCGGGCCAGTTGTAGCGACAGAGACGGGGAATAGGCCCGGCATTCATGACGGCGGCCATCTCGTCGGCGGCCGACTGCTCCGCGATCATGAAGAGCCTTGAATGGTCCTCCGACAGGCCCCTGGCTCCGACCTCAGTGGCGCCGAGGTTGAGGAACTGGGCCAAGGCGGTACGCGCCATCATAATGTCGTGGTGGCTGATATAGTCCAGTACGATCTTCAGATCGCGCTTGCTCTCGAGCATGTCGAGGAGAATGTCGTCCTCGAGGACGATGCCCCGCTTGTCGCGGGCGCGGATGTTCTCCAGGATCGCCAGCAGCTTCTTCTTCTGCGCCTCCGAGGTGCCCTTGGGGACCTTGGCCCAGGGGACGCCCATGATGAGGCACTCGATGGCCATGCCCAAGATCGTGTAGGCGATGTCCTTGCACCACCAGTGCTTGTACATGGGGCGGCAGAGAGGGAAGCCGGAGACATTCCCCCCTTCCATGCGATACGTCGTGACCATCAACTTTTCGGCCGGGATCGTGACGTCCTGTTGGGTGCCGTCATAGGTCTGCCCGACCTGACGGAGGGCACTGAGCGCGCCGTTGTCGTAATGGAACTCCTCAACGCTGGCGGGGGGGATGTGGAAGAAGCCGGCCCAGCGGACGTACCTGCCCTCCACGGCGTAGAGCAATTCGTGGGCCGAAAACCCGTACATGCGGCTGAGCAGCATCTGCCGCAGCACGTCGGCCCAGGAGAAGGCGGCCCCACCCAGCAGGCTCTCTGCCACGAGCGCCGCGGCCTCCCTGTCCGTGGCGCCATTCCCGCCAGGCTCAATGTTCCAATCGAGCGCGCAGACCGGCAAGGTAGTAATCAGCTCGACGGCATTGACCTGGCCGTCGGAACGGCGCATCCGGTCGAAGGTCTCGATGGCCTTCTTCCCCTGGAGCGCGGGGTTGTACTCGCCCGGGCTCAGGGTGTCGTAGCGCACGATGGTCGGGAAGGCGAGCATCGCGGTGGAAGGGCCGGCGGCGCCGCTCTCGACGGCGAAGCGGAAAGGTCGGAGTGAAGCGGTGATCTTCATGTCGTCAGCTCCGGTCGGTTGCTGCGGTAGTGGCAGCTCAGCGGGAGCTGCAGGTTCCAGAACATGCTCTGGCGGTCTTCATCCTCGCCGCCCTCGGCCAGGCTCGTGCCGGCGACGATGGGCTGGTCCAACAAGCCGCCGAGATAGCGATTGGGCTCGGCATCGAGGATCGCGACAATGGCCTCCTCGCAGGCGAGGGCGCGAGCCTCGGCGGCTTCGTCGGTCGGCGCGAACATGAAGATGTTGACGATGAGCCCGACGAGATTGTCGCGCTGCTGCTGGGTGAGCACGAGGCCGGCGCGCTCGTCGGGGCGACGGGCGCGGGTGCCGCGGGCGGTGCCCGCGTAGCCGATGGCGATGGTATCGCCGGTGATCCCGGCGGACGCGACGACGGGGGCGAAGGCGCTGGCGGGCAGCGGCTCCTGGCCGACGGCGACGAGCAGATCGTTCATCTGGTCGCGGAACAGAGCCAGTAGCGCGGCCTTGATCCGAGTCTGGAAGGGTGTGGGCATCTTATCTCCTATGTGCCGACGCCCAGGCGCCGGCCCTCCTCGGCAAACCAGTGGGCGAAGATCTCGACGGCGCGGGTCTGGGCCTCGGGACGGAGGCGAAGCATCGGCCGTTCCGGCACGTTAGCGCGCGGAGCGCCTTCCTGGTGGATGCGGCCCAGGCTCCATTTGCCGTCGGGCGTCGCGAGAGCTGTGCCGACCGTGAGCTGCTCGCGGGTGAGGCGGAAGACTGCCCCCGGGGCGCCCCGGTCCGTCAGGGAGGCCATGAGGGCGCCGGACACGACGAGCTTGGGCTTGGCGCCGTGCTCCCGCGCCTTGCGCGCGGCATAGGCGTCCGAGAGCTTGGGCCAGGGCGGCAGGCCCTCGGCGGCGAACTGCGCCCTGATCTCGGGCAGGATGACCTCCTCGTACATGCGCCGCAAGGGCTTGCGGAAGTCCGTGAGCTGGGCGGCCAGGCGCGTGAAGGTGCGGGACAACTGCACCTGGCCCGCGATCTCCCAACGCAGCTCGTAGGTGTCGTTCATCACCATACCTGCTCGATGGTGTGCTTCGGATCGGTCTCGGGCTCCGAGGCCAGGACCTGCGCGCCCATGCCCTGGGACGCCTCATCCTCATCCTGCAAGGACAGGGCGTGCTGCTGGATGCGGTCGAGCTGGCGCTGGGCCCAGGCAGCCTTGGCCGCGGCGTCCTTAATGCGCAGCTCATTCTTGTTGAACACCAGGGGCACGAGATCGGCCAGACATAGCGCGAGGCAGATGTCCTCGACGATGATGGGAACCGTCGCGAACGGCACGTCGTAGCGATCGCGACAGTACCCGTCAATCAGCTCGCTCTTGCGGCCGATCATGTCCTCGACCTCCTGACGGGTGGGCATGAGCCCATCGCCCAGGCGCGCGGGCTGCATGAGCGCCTCAACCTGGTCAGCCGTGCAGTACATCATCATCCCTCCGCAGGCTCGTGGCGCGCGACATAGGCACGCGCATAGTGTTCGGCGGGCAGGCGGTCCACCCAGGCGCGGTGGTGGAGGAAGGGCAGCACCTCGGGCGCCGCGGCGGCAAAGCAGCGATCGGCTGCATCCAGGGACGCCTGCTCGTCGTCGTCCGGGTCCCAGCCCGCAGCGATGGCCTGCCGGACCTCCTCGCGATACAGGAAGGCCTGCCAGACCTCCAGGTCATCCAGGTTGGAGATGTCCAGGGCCAGGATGCACCACATATCCAGCGCCAGGGCGCGCGGGTCAGTCATGGCCAATCACCTGTGAGTGGCGCGAAGTCGCCGGCTTCGTCAATCAGGCGCGCCTGGTCCAGACGGTGGACGTGGAAGAAGGCGCCAACATCGGCCGACCACATGACGTGGAGGCGATCAATGTCCACGGCGCCGACGCGCAGGTTGTCGGCGCGGAAGATCACCGTGGGGATTTCCCCGCGCTTGTATGAATCATAGTAGAGCAGGGCGACATCAGGCTCGGCCTCCAGAGCGTGGCTGGGCAACTGGCGGAACTGCTCGCGGGGCAGATATCCGCCCCACTGGTGGGCCCAGTGGGCCGCCTCGGTATCGAGGTGGTCCCACCATTGGCGGGCCGCGCTCTGGCGGGCACACTGCTGCAGGATGCGGGCGTGTTGGGCCGCGTACGGGCCGGGGCCGTTGTTGACGACATCGGTGAAGATCGTCATGGCGATCTGACGCATCGTTCCCCGTAGCAGCGTGTCCGGCAGGGCGCGGGCAAAGACCAGCTCGGTGGGCCGGCCCGCGCGCCGCCGGACGATGAAATCGCGCCCGGTAGGCCGCGCCGGCACGCGCAGCGCCTCGTACTTCTTCGGGTCGTTCACGAAGTGGCCGTGGCGCGCAACCAGCTCCGCGGGCGGCTCGGCGAAGTTCGGCGCGGTCGGCCGGCCGTCATTGTCTACCTCATCGCGGTGGATGTCCACCAGGATGCGGCGGCAGTTGAGGTGGGAAGGGAACTGCCAGCGCGCGTACTCCTTTGTGTCCTTGCGTAGGATCATGCCGTGAACGTGCCTGCACAGGTCACAGACGTGCGCGTCCAGATGCTCGATGATCTGAGCGAGCGGGTAGTCGTCTGCCGGGAGGGCGCCATCCTTGCCGAGCTGGAAGTACGTCGCCGGGAAGGCGCCCGTGACGCCGGCCAACATGTTTTCAGACAGGTCAGTCAGGTCCATGGGTATCCCGGTACTCGGTCAGGATGATCAGGGCCTCCTGGTGGGAGGCGAGCTGCGTCTCCTTGGCGGCGATCTCGTCAGCCAACTGCTCCTGCAGGCGCGGGAACAGGCGCAACTCGGCCAGGGCGGCAGCGAGGTCGTCGCGGCGCGCCTGCAGGAGCCTGATTGTGGGTGTGAGGTCGGGCATGTTGGCCCCGCCTGGCCGGGGGTTGAAACCCCCGGCTATTGGAAGCGCCCCGGAGGGGCGCGGAACGAAACGGCAACGGCGGCCCACCCCCGGCCCTACGGGCCGACCCCTCCCTGCGCTCGCACGCGAGCGCCTGGGGGAGGGGTATGTCAAAGGCAACGGCAACGGCAATGGCAACGGCGTCCTACCCCCTGCCCCCTTCCTGAAGGAAGGGGGGAAAGGCTGCGGCCGGTTACTCGTCCCAGTCGTCCTGCTCGGCGAGGCAGTCGGTGCACCAGCCGCTTACCAGCTCCGCCAGCCAGGTCCAGTTTCGGCATCCCGGGCAGCGGGCCACCCGCCCCGCGAGCGCCTCCAGGTCGTCCACCAGGAGCAACTCCACCCCCAGGTCGAGCGCCCGCAGCGCCACCGGAACCGGCATCTCCGTGCCCACCAGGTGAGACGCCAGGCGCGCCAGCTCCGCCTGCGTCAGGCGGCGGGTGTGGCGCATAGCCTGCACCCGGGCGGCGTCCGTCATCGTCATCGTCGCCTCGGCGGCGCGGTCGAGTGGGTCCATCAGGCGTCACCTGCGTCGGGGGCCGCGTCGGGGGTTGAAACCCCCGCCTTCCGGGAGCGCCCCTCCGGGGCGCCCTGCGCGCGGCCCATGAAGGTCCAGCCGCACTCGGGGCATTGCTCGTTGTAGTAGGTCCACGGCGAGAGCCAGCGGCCGCACTTGCGGCAGCGGCTCGCGGTGAACCGGGGCGACTGCTGCAGGTGCTCCTGGTTGATGCGCTCGGGCCGGTGGCCCAGGTCGCGCAGGGCGGCGGCGAGATCGTTGTGCGTGCCGAGCAGACGGTCGGCCACCTGGTGGATGTCACCTACACGGAGGCGGATGCCGGGCATTCAACCCACCCCCCCGGATGCGCCTACCCCGCCCGCCTGCGGCGGGCACCCCTCCCCGCAGGGGAGGGGGGACGGGGCCGCCAGCTCGGTTGGTTCCGCGGCGATGTACTGGCCGCGCCCATAGATGTCACGGCAGACACCCCACCTGCGCCCATCCGGGTCCGCCGCCGTCAGGCGCGCGGCACTGTCGGCCAAGGTTTGGTCGTTGCAGGCGCTGCAGAGGTCGGGCTCGACCCACTCGCAGCCGCCGTCGCAGGCGTGATCGTCCGTGCAGCCGCAGACGCGGCAGCGGCGGACATCCGGGAAATCGTGGCCATCCAGTGCTTCGAGGCGGACCAGCGAGATCATCTCGGCCTCCGCGCGGACGGCGTCGCGGATCAGGGCGTCGAGCTGCTCGGGCTCCAGCTCCACACGGACGATCTCGAAGCGCTCCGTTTTGATGAGCGTGCCGCCGTCTACACAACTGCAATACATGACGATCTGGTCCACGTTGATGCGGGTGGTACCTGGGACCGTGATGAAGGGCATCAGACCTCACCCCCGACGGCGCCTACCCCACCCGCCTGCGGCGGGCACCCCTCCCCATTGGGGAGGGGAGGGGCAGCGGCGGTGGTGCTGGGGGCGGCGGCCTGCTCCCGATCGAACTCGATGGCCGCGACGTTGATCGCCGCCACGAGGGGCTCGAGCATGTCACGCAAGGCGGCGCCAGCGGCGGTGAGGGAGTAGTACTCCTCGTCACCCGGCTCCTGCGCCACCAGGCCCAGGTCGCGGGCCACCAGGAGGAGATCGAGCGGGGGCGGGAGATATGTCCAGTGGAGACCATTGCCCGCGTCATCCGGGCCGGGCAGGGCGGAGATGATCTCGTAGAGAGTGGTGAGGTCGAAGCCAGACTCTGCGTCAGCGGTGTGGGACGCCTCAGGGCAGAGCGCCTCGGCAACGGCCGCCTGCAGTATGTGCTTGAGTGAGGCGTACCAGCGCTCTTCTACCACGTAGAACCAGAGCGTGGTCGGCGGGATGTCGAGAGCCAGAGCGGCCTCCGGGTGACCAATTGACCCTGCGCGAATGAGCACCTGGGCAGCGCCGGCGAACCGGCCGTGGGACAGCCACTCGAATGTAAGCGGAACGGTCACGGGCGGGCGATCGAAATCGGGCATGTGTAGTCCTTTCCGGGCGGATTGGTGAGGCGGGACGGCTACGGCGGGCCGGCAGGATGCCGGCGCTCCTACGGCTACGGCGGGCCGGGCGGTAGCCGGTTCGTCGAACGGCGGGACGGCTACGGCGGGCCGGCAGGATGCCGGCGGTCCTACGGATACGGCTGGCCGGCGGTGCTCCGGGCCGCAATAGGGCGGCGGGGGCGGAAGCGGGGCCAGAGGCCTGCTCGTCGCGTAGATCACCGCCAGCTCGATGAGGATGACCAGCGTGAGGAGCAACAACGCAAGCCAGTCCGGAACGGAGCGCTGCGGACGACGGGCTGCGATCCGACGGGACGGTGTCGCGGGTGCGGGACGGACGGTCCTACGGCGGGCCGGCTGGTAACCGGCCACTCGAACGGCCGGATGGGCACGCCTACGCGCAGGCGGGGTGTAGACATAGGGACGGCGGGCGGGTGCGGTCATCATGGTCACCAGAGGTTCGCCTCGATGGGACTGCCGAAGGTGCTGGTCTCCAAATTGAGCGGGCCGCGGGGGCCCAGGCCGAGCTGCAGGGCAATCTGCCGGGCCTGGCGCAACGAGGTCAGCGCCATGCCGAAGTGGTTCTCCACGCCGCGCTTGTATGTCATCTTCCCGGTCACGGGGTCGAAGTCTTTGACCAGGGCCTTGGCGTGGCGCTTGATCAGCTGTGTGATGTCCAGGCGGGGCGAGGGCAGCTTGATCAGGCCGGCCGCCACCTCGTCGGCCATCTCGTCAATCGCCGTCGTGCGGTCGTCCACCACCACCCGCAGCGGCTGGGCCGTGTCCTGCTCCTCCCAGCGGACCGCCAGGGACTGGGCATTCAGATAGCTCATGGCGCCGTTGAGGCCGGAACGCAGGAGGCGCTTGGCATTCGACTTGTTGGGCAGGGCGTCAATGACGAAGAAGTCCACGCCATTTGCGGTCAGGCGTCGTCCCAGCAACTCCCAATCGTCCTCGATGACTTCGGCCCAGACCACCGCCAGCAGCTCCTGCCAGTAGACCCCGATGAGCAGGTGCAACTGGTCGCCCTGGTCAATGCCGGCGACGACCAGGGGCCCCGACTCGCCGCGGGGGACCACCAGCGTCGCGCGGTAGCCGTCTACGCCCAGGGGCCAGTCGCCACAGGCGCCCTGCAGGACGCTCTCGGAGAGCGGCTGGCGATCGCCGGGGAAGGGCAAGCCGAGGAGGGAGATGGTGAAGTTCTCCAGCTTGGTGCGGGAGCGGGCGCAGGGGGCCCAGCGGCGCTGCAACTCCTGTGGAGACATCGCCGGGCCGTAGAGCTGGGAGAGGCGATAACCCGAGACCTCGCGCCCCGGGTGGCGCGCGACCCACTCGCAGCGGGTGCGCGGAGAGATCAGGCGGGCATCGCACTTGAGACATAGCAGCTCCGGGGTCTTAGCGCGCTTGAGCGCCCGGAAGTTGTCGGGCCACTCGTCCTCCAGGCAGTGCCAGGTGGCGCAACGCGGACAACGATGCAGCCAGACCTTCTGGTCGCTGGCCTCGTAGCGCTCCGCAATGCCCCAATCCGGGACGCTGGGCTGCGACAGCTCCAGGATGCGCTTGAAGGTGCTGTGGAGGAGGCGGTCGCCCAGCCAGACGGCCAGGTCCTGGTCCACCTCATCCACCTCGTCGAGGATGTAGGCGTCCAGGTCCAGGGACTTCACGTCCTTGCGCTTCTGGAGGCCCATGAACCAGGCGCTGCCGCCGCCGATGTGCTTGATGCGCAGGTTGTCGGCGGACTTGCGGCGGGCCCGGACCGCGCCGTCGAGCCGGTCGAAGACCTTACCCTCCAGCGTGGCGCGGGCGAGATCCGGGTCGGCATTGATGATCGGGTCCACGCGGTCCTGGACGAAGGCCGTCATGAAGTCGCGATCCGACAGGTAATAGCCGACCTTGCGCCCCTGGACGCACCAGTGGATGAGCTTGCCGATGGCGAGGGTGGAGAGGCCGAGCTGGGCGGCCTTCTGAAAGACAAGGTGCGGCGCGGGATCCGTCACGGGAGCCCGCAGGAACTCATGGCCGAGCAGGGACCAGGGCCGTCCGCCGGGGCGAATATGGGCGGCAAAGAAGGCCAGGGGCTCGGTCGGGAAGACCGTCGCCGCCCCCAACATGTCCGAGGCGAGCCGCGCCGCGGCCGCAGGCTGGTTAGCCACCGGCCACCTCCGGGAGCGCGGGCGCCTGGGCGAGCGGCGCCAAGATGGGCTCGACCAACTGCCAGACCTTGGGGTGCTGCTTGAGCAAACCACACAGCTCGACGGCGGCGCGCCGCATGCTCTCGCGCTCGGTCTCCGAGAGGCGGGCGCGCTTGAGGGCCAGCTCGAGCGAGCGGAGGGCCGTGCCCGCCTCCGCGCTCTGGACGGCGGACAGGGCGCGGGCGGCCTGGAGCGCGAGCTTGAGCAGGTCATCAGGATTCAGGCGGTTCATGTGGACCGGGTCCAGCGCCTCGACCGCGGCCTGGAGCTTGAGGAGCAGCGATTTGACCATCGTCTGGGCCAGGCTGTCCTCGACCCCCAGGTCGCGGGCGGCGCGCACGAAGACCGCGGTCTGGATCTGATGCATCGGCAGGCCCAGACCGCGGTCTGGGCCTGCCGATGCATCAGATCCAGCACGTAGGGCAGGACGTGCTTGCGGTAGTGACCCGAGAGGTTCTGGGGGGAGGCGTCAATGCCGTGTTCGGCCAGGAGGGCCGCGATGTCCGTGTGGGGATGGCCGGCCAGGAGCATCATGTTGACGGCGCGCCGCAACTCCTGGTGGGGGGTGACCAGGCGGCAGAGCTTGCAGTTGGAATGGATGCAGGGCAGATCATAGAACTGGGGCGGGAAATCAGCCACGAAGTTCGCGATGTCGCGGCGAGTAAGATGTGGCGCCTCGTGGGTAGTGGTCTCCTTGATGCGCTTGAGGACCTCAGCGTGGGTGAGGGCCCGGGGCGAGCGCTTGCGGGCCGGCGGCTGGGCGGCCGGCTGGGGTGCCGCCTGGCGCGGCGTCCTGTGTTTGCTCGTCTTTCCCGTGCGCATGGCCGATGGCATCACATATTGTCCTTGAGCCAGTCCCGTAGGGCCTGGTAGTCTGCCTCAGCGATTGCCGCCACGTCCTGACGCAGGCGGAGCGATCGTCGGTAGCACATCGCGACCGGGCAGTCAGACCGTCGCACCATCCGCCGATAGAGGTTGCGGTATGTGAGCTTGAGGCCGGTCTCGCTCGCGAAGCGATGTGCCACCTCAGTGATCGTCAGCATTGGTACTGGCTGGGCCATGTCGGACCTCGTAGCTGCGGATGGGCGACGTTGATCAGAGCGGCAGTGTCGCCTGGCGCGGGGCGCGGGGCGGCGGTCCCAGCAGCTCCTGCAGGCGGGCCAAGTCGCGCTCGGCGATGGCCGGGTAGACCCGATGCTGCCGCCCCGGCGACCACGCGCGCAGCCTGATCGGGCAACAGGGCCCCTCCAGGCGGCGGCGCAGGGTGCGGTACGACTCCCGATAGCCTCGGTCATTAAGCCAGGCGGCCGCGGCCCAAAGGGGCAAGACCGCCTGCGGCGAGTGACGAGTGACAGTGGGCATGAGCGGCACCTCGGAGACGGCGACGGCAGGTGACAGGTTATAGGTGACAGGTGACGGCTACGGCATGGGCCGGGGGTTGAAACCCCCGTCTATTGGGACCGCCCCTCCGGGGCGGATGGGTACGGCGGCTGGGCCGGGCGCGGACCGGCACAGGTACGTCCCATGGCCATTACGGCATGGGCCGGGGGTTGAAACCCCCGTCTATTGGGACCGCCCCTCCGGGGCGGGAAGGGTACGGCTCCTCACCCTGAGACCGCGGCGCGGTCTCTTCCCTCTCCTGCGCGCGATGCGGCCGCGCTCGGGAGAGGGGAACGGCTACGGCCACGGCAGCCGGCAGGATGCCGGCGCTCCTACGGCTACGTCGTCGGCTGGGCCTTGGCGTCGGCCAGGGTGTAGCCGAAGTTCTCCTTGGATATGACCTCCAGGCCCAGGGCCCCGAGCTTCTCGTTGTTGGTCTGGCCGGCGTTGTAGGCCGCGAGAGCGGCCGCCTTGTCAATCTCGCACTTGAGGCGGATGAAGCGCGCGCCCGCCTTCGCGACGAGCTTGTCATAGGCGTCCCGGAGCGGGGCCAGCATGACCTCCAGCGCCGCCGCGATCGTGAAGCCCTTCTTCACCGCACACTCGGTCGAGGCGGTGAACTGGATCGTGCCGTGGTTCAGGCGCTTGGACTTGGCCGGGAGCAGCTCGGGCAACTTGGCCTCCGCGAAGGCCTTCATGTTGGCTTCGAGCTGCTTGATGAGCTTCTGGTCATCCGCGACGCCGGCGCAGATGTCATCGGCCCGGGCGCGGAGCTCGTTGGCCTCGGCCTCGGCCTTCGCCACGCGGGCGGCGGCGGCGCGGATCGCGGCCAGCGCCTCGTCCACTTCGTCCCAGCTCGTGTAGACGGGTGCGTCCTCGACTTTCTTCTTGGCCATGATGACTGGTCTCCTCATGAATAGGGCCGGGGGTTGAAACCCCCGTCTTTCGGGACCGCCCCATCCGGGGCGGGAAGGCGGCGGCCGCGCGGCTAGACGACTTCGAGCCGGCCCTGCAGGCCGGCGCGGCGACTGGCCTCGTCGCGCTGCAAATGCTCACAGATGCCCTTGAAGTACTTCTCGTCGTGGCCCGTGCGATAGCGCTCGAGCCAGATTGCGGCCGCGGCCCGAAACACGACGATCGGGTAGCGGCCCAACATGCGCACGATGCCGTCCATCTGGCGCTGGGACAGCGCGCGGGTGCGCGCGCGATAGCGGCGCCAGTCGTCCAGCAGGATCGTCAGCGCCGTCACATCGCCCTCCGTCATCGCACCGGGCCACAGACGACCGAACTGCCGACAACCCGCAGCGAACTCGCGGAGATGATGCGGGGCGCTGTACGCGCCGTCGCGGTAGACCCCATCCACCGGGGTGTTGCGGCGGATGAGGTCCGCCGTGTAGGCCTCGTACTGCGCCGGCGACAGCCCCCGCGATGACGCGACGCCGTAGCGCGCCTGCAGCTCGTCCGTCACGTCGGCATGCGTCAACCCGGCATTGCGGGCCAGCGCGTAGAGACGACTGATCTGGCGGTCAGTGGGCATGGTCTGCCACCTCTCCAGCCACCGCCGGGGTTCCGGGAGCCGGGGTGCGGGGTGCGGGGACGGCAGGGACGGAACCGGCGACGGCGGGCGGGACGGCGACGGCGGACGGGACGGCGACGGCGGGCGGGACGGCGACGGCACAGCCGGGGGTTGAAACCCCCGTCTGTGGGGAGCGTCCCTCCGGGACGCCCACACCACGTGAGGCGGGACTGGAGTCCCGCGCTCCAGGGGCGGCGGCGCAGCCGGGGGTTGAAACCCCCGTCTGTGGGGAGCGTCCCTCCGGGACGCCCACAC